AGTAACTAAATATGTACCGCTTACGTTCATGGCGACTGAAGAAACTGTTTGTGATGCGCTTACTGTATATGTTCCAGCAGCACCAGTAGTTCCAGTTAATTGTGCAGTAATAACAGTTCCAGCAGTTACACCTGTTCCCGTAATTAATTGACCAACACCAAGCAAACCAGTAAGGCTTGAAGCTGTAAGAGTTGTACCACTAATTTCACCAGTAAAACTACATGAAGAAAGTGTTACTCCACCAACAGCAGACGATTGATTTGCAAATATAACTGTATCACCAACAGATCTACCATGACTGTTGTGTGTGATAATTACATTAGGACTTCCAGATTCTGTTGTTATGCTTACTGTAAATGTATTTGCAGACGCATCTAACGGTGTAATGTTTGTTATAGTATTTGATGAATCAGCAACATAAAGTTTCTTGTTTGTGCCAATAGAAAGATATTTTTTACCAGTAGTATCAGAAAATGATATTACAGTGCGACCCTTACCAGTTATAGATGACGTACTAAACTTTGTCCAACCACCAATCTTCTCCGGCTTACCACGAAAAAACCGCACGTTTTTACCATCCGACCAGAAACCCTCTGAAGTCAGAGATGGAGAATCTTTAAAGATACCAGCCGATGCGGGTAGTTTTTTAAGCATTATGCAAACCTATTATAAGCTTCTTGTAATTTTGTATCATACTTGTTTTTTGCATAAGCAGGGCCATTATAACCCTTCGCGAATGAAGCCCAGTCTTTACTCTTAACGTGTTTTAGTAGGTTATTGTTAGAGATGAAATTTGCCATGTGTTGCAATTGATACAACTCTGAAGCCATTGCCTGTTCAACCATTGCCTCTGGAGACTCTGCACCAGCAGCTACGTGATTAGATCCTAGAACCTGACCAAGACCCCAAGACGTAGCCATCAGAGCTTCCCTTGGAGCTATATTATACGCTGTTTCAATCTCTTTGTATACAGCGTCTGATCCTTTTGGATATGGCTTCTCACCCCACTTAGGATATGCAATACCAGCAGCAATAGCCTCTGCCAGTTCCGTTGGCTTGTCCTTCAAGATCTTATAGAACAAGTGACGCTCAAACAAAGCCTTTGGTCTACCAGCTTTATCAAATCCATCACCAGCAGATTCAACAGCAAGAACGGCACGAAGAGCAGCTACTTCAACTTCCATATTACCAGCTACTTGTGCTACATCGAAGTCGTTTAAACGTGCAGCAGAGCCTTTAAAACCATTCATCACTTAATCCTTTGGCGTTGAGTTGTAGATCATGGCGTCCTTCTTCTGAGAACCAGAAGAGCTACCAAAGTAAAATGCAATGATACCGCCCCATGCAGTCTGTAAAGCTCCAAGCAGCAACAACAATGCCTCGTTGCCAGATGTTGGTAAACCATAGACTAACATATATAACAAAATAGAAAAGAATCCAACAGTTACACTAATCGCTAATGCACGAGGAATCCAATCACGTGTTTCTTTCTGAAAGTCACGCGCTGACTTCCTATCGTCTACTGAAATACGTTCTAGATCAATGTCCAAAGATTTCATCTGGACTTTAAAGTCTGTATCGACCTTCTTAATCGCAGCAAGTTGTTCTGGAGTTGCGGAGGCCATTGCAGCCTTTAATTCAGCCTCTGTTGAGTCTTCTGTACCAAGCAGTGCCTGAGACAGTGCTTTTGTAGCAAGTCCAGCCAGTGGCCCTCCTAGAGCCGTAGCGATGCTAGGTGCAATAGAACCAAGTAGTGGCCCGAATGTTTTAAGCAGATCCATCTTTTCCTCCGGTTGATTTTGATCCTAACATAATACCCGATAGAGTCCCTGTTAGGAATGTAGCAATTGGTGCAATTAATTTAAAAAACTCTTGATCATTTGGTGCTTGTCCATCAATTGGCTGCACGACAAAAATCAAGCTGTACAGCACCGCAAAGACAGTCCCCGTCAATGTCAGGCACAAACTAATCCCGATAATAAACTGCAGAAGTGCATGGAGTTCATCTTCCTTGATCGTCATCGCGCTACGGCTCCACATGGGTTTTGTTTTAAAGTATCTGCAGAACAAGTTCCAGATGCCGTACAAATTGGTGGGTTACATTCAGGTGCATCCCAGTTCTTGGGGTCTTGGCATGGGTATCTATACCGATCCTCGCACCCAACTAAAAAAATCAACATGGCTATAAGGATGTACTTCATTTGTGAGTAAACAATACAATTCCAATTGCAATACATATAGCAAATATAATAACAGCACCAATCAACCAAGCACCCATGATCAAGTCTTTGCGGGTTTCTTCAGCTTCTCGCATCGCTGCTGCTGCGGCACGTGCTGCTTCCTTACGCATCTCTGTTACTTCTTTTTGTATACTAGTCCACGCTGCAATACCATACGCACCTACAAATAGGTTACGTGTATCTAGCTGTAATTTCTGGGCTTTTTGTTTTAAGGTGTAAAGCTTAATTGCCTCGGCTTCATATTCAGCCTGAGACTGAAATATACGCTTCTTACGCTTACCTGACGTTAACTGTGTAATCTGAGCAATTCGCCCGAACAAACTACCGACTTTCTCGGCAACGTCGAGCATCTCGTGACCTGAATCTACCGCACCCTTGATGCCGTTATATAAAGCAGTTGCACCAGCAATGAGGGTAAATGGGTCCATTATTTATCTGCTTTGTTGTCTAGACGGTCAAAAATCTGCCTACAAATATCTTTAATTTCCTTCATGCCTTCAGTGAATTCATCGCGACGAATGTACTGTGTTGGTAATACCACTTCGAGTCTGTGAACATCACTGCGTAGTTCTTTCATCGCAGCCCAGAGTTCGTGTGCAAACCAACCAAGTCCAGCTAACACTAAACCACCTGCAAAGTTAATTAAAGTTTGTAAATCCATTATGTTCCTGCCCTTAAAACAGCAATCGCCTGTGTCCACTGTTGATATTCGTTACCATCAATCTGCGTAGTAAACGTGCCATTAGTAGTGACATAAGCAGCAAAAGTTTGAACAAAAGCCATTGTTGTCGATGTGCTAATTGCAGTCATGTTTGTTGCGGTTGCGGAAGCCGCATCTGTTGGGGTTGACCTAAAATTCATGCCCAAAAGAACAATATCCCCAATCTTACAATCTGGAATCGAATAAGTGTAAGGCCAAGCTACCCCACCTTGAGCATTAGAATAAAACACCGTTGGTTGTGCTGAACCGCCAAGAATTCTAAAATTAGAATAATATGTTGCTGGTCCAAAAACAGTTCCGGGTGCAGGATTTAGTAAAACCGTTTGTGTCGAAGGCGTAGAAAGATTAATTGCCCCCATACCTATGGTTTTATTTTCACCATTTGCATTATCTTGCGTACCTACATTTAAAAACCCTATATTTCCATTAAAAGTAACAGAACTAAATGTTTTACTTACAGCACTATTTCCACCACCAAAGGAGAAATAAGCAAAATTTTCAGAACCATCCCAACTTGTGCCTACAGTAGCTTGGTTTGTTGTATCAATAAATTCATAAATAAATCTAGGTTCTAATCTAGAACCAAAACCTCTAGCAGATGCTGATCCAAATGAACTTAATACTGGCATATTAGTCAAACTTTGTTTTTGACGCGAGTACAATATACGTTGGTGTAGATGCAGTTTTAATAATTGTATATGTGTATGAGTCAGCAGCACTTACGCTTCCGGCAGAAGGTGCTGAACCGCCTTGCCACTTTGGTGTCACTGTAGTTCCATCAATCTTTACAGCGGTGTTATAATATGCTGTAGCACCATTCTCAACTATCATGGTAATAGTGATCATATCATCATTTGACATCAATGATGCCAACGTAGCTGTACTACTACCACGAATATTAAGCGTCCAGTTATTCGCGGTATCTGTTGAAACATACCAGACAGATTGCGTTAAAACGTCATAGTTCATCGTGGATGCCCACGTAACTGAACCATACGTGCCATTCTCAATAATATTAGGAACCTTCAAAGCTGCTGCTGTAGTAGTTCCGGTAATTTCTACAGTGTCAATTGCTGGGCTTGTAAGCGTCTTATTTGTAAGAGTTTGTGTACCAGTAAGAGTTACAACTTCAACACCATTAGCCTGTACAATACCAGATCCTTTTGGATTAAGATTTAAAGATATATTTGTACCATCGCCAGTAGCAGAAATAATAGGAACACCAGTAAATGTAGCAGTGTGTGTACCACTCTGTGATCCAGTAGTTGTGATAGACGTGCCACCAGTTGTAGCGGCGACATTAAATGTAGTCGCATCAATTTTCTTTACAAAATATGTAGTATTAATTACTAAGCCTGTAGGCAAAGCACCAGTAGTTGTAAACACCACCGGAGTACCAGATGACGGCGTTGCAGCGACAGTGACTACAGCAGGGGCGGCAATTGTAATCGTTGCAGTAACTGCGGGTGACGCTGCGTTTGATACAGTTATCTCGTTTACAGCACTAGTAACAGTGTCCATGACAATAAGTTCATTGCCGTTGGCGTCAGCAATAAATCCACCATCAGCAAACTTTGGAGCAGTAAGTGTTTTGTTTGTAAGAGTTTGTGTTGCAGTAATCGATGCAGGGTTATTAACTAACTCGCGAACATCAGTTCCATCACAGTAAACATAAGCTTTTGTTCCACCCGCAATAACAACACCAGTCTGACCAGAAACCTTTACGGTAACGTTA